GTTATAAGGCACCGACTGGGCAGTACATGTAATTGAATAAATTACAGACTGCTAAAATTTGTGATAGATAAGACATATCAATGTCTGAATCTTTCACCCGATAAAAACACTTCCTGCGACACTGGAGGATAAACTAAAGTGTTCATTGATACCGACTTTCCAAAGATTCTGGGCGCGGAACTCTACCGCCCCCATCCTGCGTATATCGCAGAAATGGCCGTTGAGCCTGTGGTCGTTCATGACTTCACTCGCCAACCTGGTCAAACTGTTCAGTTAGATCGCTACAAGTTCTGGGGTACCCCTGGTACCAAGGACAGCCGTGAGCGCGTGTCCGACCAGACCATCGGTACTGCCAACAGCCGGAACATCACCAAAGAAAAAGTTCTGGTGGTGCTTAAAGAGTACACTGGCCCTGCGGATCCGGGTGACCCGACCCAGCCTAGCACCTTCAAGATCGCTCGTGAAACTCTGATTACCGCCCAGCGCATGCTGCTGGATACCGGTAACCTGAATATGTTCCACCAGTCGATCGGTAGCCTCACCCTGCTGGATGACTACCGCCGCTGGCGCGACCGCGTCTTCATTGACGAACTTGCCAAAGCCGAAGCCAACGGTGCCGCCTCTACTACTCAAGGTGGTTACTACTTTGCTGGTGCCAAGGTGAAGGACGGCAGTGGTCGTATTCGCTATGAAACGGCTGAGTACACCGCCAACCTTCAGCAGTTCTCGGTGCGTACCGACCTGCTGACCGTGGTGAAGGACCTCCGCAAGCGTAACACCCCGACCTTTGCTGACGGTCTGTATCGCTGCATTTGCGATCCCACCTTCATGATGCACCTGCGTCGTGACCCTGACTTCCGTGAGATTGCCCGTTACTCTGGTAACCCTGGCCAAGGCATGTACATGGGCAACCCCATGATGCCTAACAACGCCAGCTTCTACATGGGTCCCCAGGCTGGCCAAGGCTACTTCCTGGCTGGTGAACCTGTGATGCCTACTGGCGTGCAGTTTGAAGGCGTCAAGTTCTACGAGTCCACCAACTTCCCGACCAAGAACGTCACCACTTCTTTCGACGGCGGTTCCAGCTACAGTGCCAAGGAAGCTGCCCAAGGTTACTTCTTCGGCCCTCAGTCGGTTGGCGTTGGCATCGGTGGTCCTAATGCCCAGGTGCTCATCAACAACAACGACGATTTCAGCCGCTTTATCATCCTCATCTGGCAACTCTATGCTGGTTTTGAAATCCTGAACAAGGACTTCGTGACCACTGCTTACAGCTTTGTCCAGGATGACGGTGTCGTCTGATAGCTGAACAACATACACCTATACAGGAAAAGATAAATGTCCTACTTGTCCGCAAAGAAAATCTATCCAGGTAACTGGGCAGAACCTCTGAATGGTTGGTACAAAAACATTGATGCCAACGATACCGACACCCTGAACGGTGCCAAGGGCGGCCCCACTTCGGTGCTTGCCGTCCCCGGCTTCCGTTACTTCCAGCAACGTGGTTACGTCCCCGTGACTGCCGTGTCCGGCGCTGGTGTGTCGACCGCTTCCGTGATCGTTCCCTCGCCTTATCGCCAGGACGACACTCGTCCCGACATCACCGGCATGGTGATTTCTGGTAACTCCACCACTCCTGCCTACGTCTACCGCGCCACTATTTCCGTGGCTTCCGGCTGGGGTGATGGTCGGGTTGCTTCTGGTGTATACGCTGCTACTGGCAACGTGATCACCTTCTGCCGTGACTCCAGTGGCCCCGTTTCTGCCTCTGGTGTTGGTGAAGCTGTTGCTCAGGCCAACCTGACCGCTACCGTGTCTGGTACTCAGCCTGGTGAGGCTTATCTGGCTGGTGGCTCTGCTGCTTACAGCACCGTGCCCGTGCTCACCGCTACTGGTGCTGCTGGCGTTACCGCTACCCACGTCTACCTGCCTGTCACTGGCGCTACCACCTTCAAGGTGTTTACCCGTGGCACCACCACTGGTACCACCACTTCCGGTGGCTTTTACATCTCCGCTGCCGACTCGGCTGCTGGTCGTACCGGTTACTTCGTGGTTGAGGTTTGCTACCTCCAGCCTGACGAAGCTCCTGGCTACGAAGACATTGATGGCTACCTACTGGGCCGCACTGTCAGCTGAATAGGGTAAACTAAGACCAGGATTACCTGGTCTTATGTCAACTCTTGAAGCAGTGCTTTATCAGCACAAGAAAACTGGCGCCCGCGTCAGAATTGTGAGCGAATGGGATAACGGCGATTGGTTCATGGTCGAAGATCAGGACGGTCGCCTTTATACCGCTTACAAGACAGAACTTGAGCCTGATGAGCAAGCTACAAAAACTGTTAAGACCCTTCAGATTAAAGACAAAGCAGCCAAGGAAGAGCCTCGCAATTTCCCCCCGGATAATCGCCTAAACATCAATTCCGCTACCGCCCAAATGATCGCTGATCATATCAAAGGTATCGGTTTGAAAACTGCCCGAGAAATCAAAGATCTTCAGATGTCCTTGTCGGGTGAAAGGTTTAACAATCTCGAACAGTTAA